ACGCCTGTTTCAAGGAGGCGTTAAAGTTTGCCGTGGAGAACAACAACATTGCAAAGGAGACGAAGTACATTTGCAAGGTAAAGCATCTCCTCTCTGTCAACAGAAGCATCAAGCGGATTGTCGAGGAAGGTCGAGATCGGGACGAGGTTGTGGATGCCGTTGTCCATCTGGCTGTAGCGTTAAAGTATTTGGAGGGTAAGGGTCGTGAGTCTTGATGAGGTTTCGGATCTTAAAGACAGGGTTGCCAGCGTATCAGAGCGACTTGCTAGGATGGAGGAACGCCAGATGACGCTTATCTCAATGATCGAAAGGTCACTTGCTTTTCACGGGGATGTTGCTAATAGATTAGGAGCGTTGGAACACTTACGGACGAAGGTTCTGGCTGTAGCTGGGCTAATAGGGCTTGCTTGCTCAATGGCCTGGGATGTCCTCAAAAACCGCCTTTCTAACTAGGAGACTAAATGCCCACACTTGGAACACAGACCATTAGCAGTAGCTACGCACAGCTAATCAAGACCTTCAGCACTGGTGGGCTTGATGGAGCGTTGCAGGTCATTACTGATGGTGACAATACATCTTCTGCATTATCCCTGTCCACTTCTGGCGTAAGCAGCACTGGATCGTTTACTGTTTCCAGCAACAGCAGTCTTTTAGGACCAGTTACCTTCGGTTCAACAATTACGGCATCTACAGGAACATCCACGATTGGCACTCTATTTGCATCTGGCCTAGCTACTTTTGGAACTAGCTTTACCGCCTCTACTGGCACTGCAACGATTGGAACGCTGTCAGCAAGTACGGCTACAATTTCAACGGCTACAATCCCACTCCAACTTGGCAATGTAACATTCGGGTCAAACATTACGGCATCCACTGGAACGGCTACGATTGGGACTGAGATTGTTAGTACGTCCACGATTGGAACGCTTGCTGTAACAAACACAGCAACAGTTGGCACGCTAAAGGTTGGCGCGGCTGGTCCAAGACTTACTGCTGTTAGCTACGGAACCGCAGCGTTTACTGGCTCTACATTCCAAGACCTAGACTCGGCTACAGCGGGATCAAATGTTACAACAGGAACATTTGCGGTAACAGGCGCAGCCTTGGGAGACATCGTCTTTGGTGGGCTTACATCAATTGGCTCAAGCACAGGAACAAACGCTACCTTGGCTCAAAGGCTCATTCCTTCGTTTAGGGTTGAATCGGCAGATACGATTCGATATGTAATACTTAATACAGATATAGTTTCCCACGGCACAACTCCAGCAGGCACGCTATACGCAACCGCACTGAGGTTTACAGCTTAATATGGCAAACATAATCAATCGTCAGCAGACGTTCTCCACCAATGGTACGGTTACTGCGGCTGGCCTGCATAACCTAATCGATACCGCGCTTGTCAATTCTGCAATCATTAAGAACCAGCAGGAGATCACAACCATTGGTACGGCTGACTTGCTTCTCATTGCTCCAGACAGCGTTGACTCTTCATTAGCTCCAAGAAAGACCACAGTACAGAATTTATTTGAAGATGCGTTAACTTCTGGAACTTATCTTGGCCTAAACCTAAGCGGCAACTTTACCTATGGAACGGCTACTGGAAGCGTTCTGTCGACCAGCACAGCCACGATTGGAACGATTGGTGTTACTACTGGAACGATTACGAATGTAACGATCCCAACACTTACGGCTGGAACAACCACATCCACAGCAGCCACGATTACAACTGGAACGATTCCTACGCTTACTGCTGGAACTACAACTGGCACTGCTGGTATCTTTACGTCTGGAACAGTTACTACGCTTAACAGCACAACTGGAACGATTGGCAATTTTACAACCACTCTTACTGGAGATGTAACGATTAGCACAGGATCGGCAACGGTTGGAACTAGGGTTGCAGTTCTTAATACTGCCCAGCAGTACACCAGAGCGCATAACTTTGCAGCCACAGCGTTGACCATCACAAGCGGAACTGTTCCTTGGGATTTGTCTCAGAACCAAGTTGCAACGCTGACCGTGACAACCAACTCTACGATGAATACGCCGACTAACCCGCAGGCTGGATCGACCTACGTTATGATTGTTACGCAAGGTACTGGCGGGAGCAACACTCTTTCATTTAGCACAGCGTACAAGTTTGTCGGTGGATCTGCCCCTGTCTTGTCAACTGGCTCAGCCCAAGTTGATGTTCTTTCTTTCGTTTCAAACGGAACTGTACTCTACGGCGTAGCCAGCCAGAACTTCTCGTAATCCTCCATGCCCTGGCCTGTCCATCCAAACGGCTTGCTTGGAGCGCAAGGCGATAATGATAACTATCAGATAAGCCGTAGCCTGCGGTTTAATTCGGCTGATTCTGCGTATTTGAGCAGGACTCCATCTATTGAAGGAAATCGAAAGATATGGACATGGAGTGGGTGGATGAAAAGATCATCTCTTAGCGGAGATCAAATTATATTTTCAGCAGGAGTTTCGGATACAACAAGAACACTTTTTTATTTTGATGGAACATCATCAACTTTTTTCTTTATTAACAATACTGGTTCTGGATATTTTGGAAGATATTTAAGTGCTGCCTTCAGAGACATTTCATCATGGTATCATATAATAATTTCTGTAGATACAAATCAAGCAACATCTTCAAACAGAATAAAATTTTACATAAATGGAGTATTGCAAACAAGCACTGCTGCTGCTGGCGGAGATATGCCAGATGTTAGTACATTTGTTAATAATACAAATGCTCATGCTATAGGAAGAAATCCTTATGATTCAACAGGCCATGTCAACGGCTACCTCACCGAAATCAACTTCATAGACGGCCAAGCCTTAACCCCATCCTCCTTTGGCGAAACCGATGCAGTCACAGGCCGATGGAAAGCCAAGGCGTACAGCGGTTCGTATGGTACGAATGGGTTTTATTTGAAGTTTGCGGATAATAGCTCAACAGCAGCACTTGGCACTGACTCAAGTGGAAATGGCAATACCTGGACTGTAAACAACTTCTCCGTCACAGCAGGCGCAGGCAATGATAGCCTTGTGGATTCTCCGACTAATTATGGGAGTGATACTGGGGTTGGTGGGACGGTGAGGGGGAATTATTGCACGCTGAATCCGCTGGATAAAACAGCATCCAGCGATCCATCTGATGGCAATCTAAAATGGAATAATGTTGCATCAGCTTGGCGCGGGATTAGAAGCACAATTGCAATACCAGCAGGATTTAACACTTATTTTGAAATAACAGTATCAGCAGCAAGCAATAATCAAAGTTTTGGAATTTGCTCAAGTGCAGCAAGCCTAACATCAAGTGGACTTGGAAATGGAGATGCAAACGCATGGTCAATAAATCCTCCAAACACGGGGACTTCCGCTACTAAATATAATAATACATCTGGATCAGTAACGCTTCCATTTAGCGTTTCGTCATCAGATATTTTTATGTTTGCAATACAAAGAACAACAAATAAAATTTGGGTTGGACAAAATGGAACATGGGTTGGAACTATTGGAATTTCTGGAGAAATATATAGTAATCTTCCATCAACAGGAGATTTATTTGCAGCTATTGTTACATACAATGAACAGCCATACATCAACTTCGGCCAACGTCCATTCGCCTACACTGCCCCCTCTGGCTTCAAGGCTCTCTGCACCACCAACCTTTCGACTCCAACAATTAAGAAGCCGAGTAGTTATATGGATGTGGTGACTTATACTGGAACAGGCGCATCAAACTCAATCTCCAGCCTTGGATTTAGCCCCGATTTGGTGTGGATAAAGAATCGCGGAGGAGCAACTAGTCATGCGCTTTATGATACAACAAGAGGAACTGGATCGCAGCTTTCAAGCGACACAACTGGAGACGAGGCAACAAGTTCAACTGGACTTACTGCGTTTGGTTCTAATGGATTTACAATTGGAACAAGCACGCTTGTAAATACCAGCGGTACGCAGTATGTCGCCTGGGCTTGGGATGAAGCACCAATAGCTGGCATGGACATTGTTTCTTATACTGGGAATGGGGCAAACAGGACGATTGCACATAATCTTGGAGTTGCCCCAAAAATGATGATTATAAAAAATAGGACATCATCTGCAGATAATTGGGCAATTTACCACTCAGCTATTGGTGCTGGAAAATTTCTTATTTTTTCAACTAACTCAGAAATATCAAGTGTAAATATATGGAACAATACAGCTCCCACAGCATCTGTATTTAGCGTTGGAATTGCTGATGATTCAAATAGAAATAACGGATTGTTTATAGCCTACTGCTTCGCCGAAATCGAAGGCTTCAGCAAATTCGGTTCTTACACTGGCAACGGAAGTGCAGATGGTCCGTTTGTGTATTGCGGGTTTAGGCCGAGGTGGGTGATGATAAAGTCTGTTATGACTAATACAAACTGGATAATATTTGATACAGCAAGATCAACATATAACCAAATAAATGACCATCTTGGTCCGAATACATCAGCAGCAGAAAATTTTCAAACAAATGAATCTATTGATGCAACATCCAATGGATTTAAGATACGAAATATAAATAATGATATAAACTACAATACATACACGCATATATTCGCCGCCTTCGCAGAATCACCATTCAAATATGCAAGGGCTAGATAAGGAGTAACTATGTGGATCACAAACGAAAATAACATCATCCGTCAACCCGAAGGCATCCGCATTGGCGATGTCAACCACCCAGCCAGCATCTTCTGGTGCTGGAGCAAGGAGCAACTTGCCGAGGTTGGGATTAAGCCTTATACTCCAGCCAGCGTTCCAGCAGGCTATCGAGTTACTGGGGCGTACACAGAGGAGATTGATGGAGAGGTTTTTGAGAGGTTTAACCTAGAGGCCATTCCTCAACCCGAACCAACTCCAGAGGAGACTGTAAATGACGCTAACTGAAATAGCACAATACGCTGGCGAGAAGGTTGGAAAGACCGACTCGGATACGCTTACCTTTCTACAGAAGGCAGCAAGCCTAGCCTATCGGCGCGTATGGGACTTTGCGCCTTGGCGTGAGACTGTAACCAACTCAACCTACTCAGTAGGGACAACTCGCCTTATTACTTTAGGCACGAATGTAGAGACTCCTCTTTCGGTGGCATACAATGATGCAGAAGTTGACCCGATTGACCTGGCTACGATCATCAGCCAAGACCCAGGCTTGCTGTCCGATGATCGTACTGGTGATCCAGATACCTATCATTTTACTGGACGTAACAGCAGTGGCGTTGCGGAGCTAAACCTTTATCCAAGGCTAAAAACTGCTGGCACAACTCCATTGCGCGTTGTTGAGAAGCTAAAATGCCTTACTCGCACAAACATCATTGTTGACTTTCCACCATCCCAAGCCGCGCTGGATGACGAACTCCGTCTACCCCACGTTCATCACTTAGTTCTAGCCTTGACTCACTCAGACGCACTTGAGCGTGAACGGCAGTATGCCAAGGCGCAAGCCATCACGCAGACTGCTAATTCCGATCTTGCAGCTATGGCTAACTACGAGTTGAGCCAGGTTGGTGGCGTGAAGCAGATCACACCGCAAAGTCTTGGCGAGCTAACCATAGAAGAAATGTTCTCAGCTTAAAGGAGGCACAATGCCTTACTATAGCGACAATTTGGACGATGTTCTGTCGTTTGACGGAATCCGTAGCTTTACGGGCGGTCAAGCCAGCGGTCTGCAATCTGACCTACTAGCCGAGAACCAAGTACAAGAGTTGTACAACATGACCCTTTCCCCAAAGGGTAATCTTGAGACTCGCGTAGGCGCGACAAGTTTTGCAACTGGTGCAACCAGTGCAGTAACTTCAGTCGGAGGGATGCGTTACTACGAGACATCCGCAAACCAGCAATTGTTGACTGTTACTGGCGGTACATTTTACAGCATTGAATCAAGTGGAAGCGCAACTCCTCATACTCCGTACTTAACATGGGGTGCTACAAACATAGTTTGGACGGCAGCCACCAGCCAATGGCGTGACGGCTACAGCGTTGCCGAAGACATTGAGGTATCTTTTGCACAGTTTGTTGACAAGATGTTTCTATCTGATTCTGATAGTGACCTACACTTTTGGGATGGAACTGCGGTTGAAAGGCAGGGTGGCAAGGTTAGGGCGATTACAGTAACAACGGCTGGCAGCGGTTATACAAGCGCAACTGCAATCATTACTGGCCCAACACTTGGCGGGACGATGCCAGACTTGATTACAACGATTGCGGGTGGAGCAATTTCTGGAGTTACAGTTGTTAATGGTGGATCTGGCTACACTACTGCGCCCACCGTTACAATCATTGGCGATGGATCTGGAGCTACGGCCACGGCAACAGTCAGCGCGCCTCCAGCGGGTATTAGGATTTTGGTCAATGCGGAAAACAGATTATTCGGCGTTGGCTCTGGTGTAAACAGAAACACGCTTTATGCATCCGACATTCTTGATCCTTCGGTGTGGGCATCGACTAACAGTATCGTTGTAAACGGCGATGACGGAGATCAGATTACGGCAGTTGTCCCTTACTACAAGAATAGGCTGATCGTATTCAAGAAGCGCAGAGTGTTCCAGGTCGATATTCCTAGCGATGCCACTTCTGGCGCGGATTGGATTGTGTCAATCATTTCAAACAATACTGGATGCGTGGCAACTGGAACGGCTGTGCAAGTAAGCAGCGATATTCTATTCTTATCCGATAACGGGATCAGATCGCTTGTTCGGTCTGTGGCGGATGACTTTAGCTCAGTTGGCATACCAGTTTCAGAGATAGTTAAGGATGTGATCCAGAGCATCAATACGGATTCGATTAGGGTAGCTACCGCTATCTACTACGACAACCGCTACTTCCTCGCCATACCTACTGGATCAAACGATTACAACGACACGCTATTGGTTTACAACACAGCGTTAAATGCTTTCGAGGGAACTTGGAGTCCGCAGGTTATGCAGTTCACGCTTACGAACTTTAATCAAGAAGGTTCTAGGGCGATGTTCAAGAAGACCAATGGCATCATCGAGAAGTATGCTGGCTACAAGTCTCCCGCTGGCACTACGTCCGCAGATTATCAGGACGCTGGAACTGACTACGAATCTTATGTGCGCACAAAAGACTTTAACTTTGGTGATCCGTTCTCGCTAAAGTACGGAAGCCACTACGAGGTCATCTTTGACAACTCTTTCTCATCCGATGCTACTGTCGCAATCCAGCGTGACACAGACGTTGGAGATGTTGAAGTTGCATCCAACATCAATATTGCAAGTTCAGTTTTAACGCTACCATTCGTGCTTCCAGCCGTACTCCCAACATCAGTCAAGAAGAAGCTTGCAGGCGATCTGCGTGCATACGAAAAGTGGAGGCTATTAAACATCAAGATTTCTACCCCAGCAAACAAGATGGCTGTACGCCAGATTACGGCTGCTGCCAATCCAGATACAATCCAGATCCAGCAAACAATATGACGGCTATTGAGTATATTGAGCAAAGCGGTGTTCCCGAAGGTATGTGGCCTAATCTGGCTGAATGGTTTGGTTGGTTTGAGAAGCAGGGCATGGTCGGAATTGTGGAGGATAAGGATGGCATAGCTGGAGTAGCTTTGGCCAGGTGTCTAAAAGATGGGCAAGAGCCTAAGCATTATGAGCATAGCGAAGATGGCGAGAATGTGTTTGTTGATTTGACTATCTCCTCAAAAGGTGCTAAATCCTTACGATGCTTGCTGTTGCTCCTTTGGGAGCGTTTTGGTCCCCGCGAGCG